TTTAAATTCGTAAGAATCTATACTTATTTATAGATCTTTTACATTTAGAGGTTATTTAGAAAATCTTGGAACAGACTTAGTTTCTTTTCCTCTAATCTTTTTTGGGTGACAAGTGTGTTAATACGCTTCTCAGTTCTTTCTGCGAGTTGTTCACGAAGGGTTCCACCTTCCCAAACCCACTCTTTTCCTTCCATAATTCCGTTCACAAAAGCGTCTGGTGCGGAAGGGTCTGCCACTATGTCGGCAGCGGTTGCTAATTGAAAATCTTCTCCAACCATTTTACAACCATTACTACTTTCTCTCAATGATCCGATACCACGAGAAGATACTCCAAGTTTGACTCCTTCATCTAGCAATGATGATGCAATCTTACCCATTGGAGTTGATAGTAAAGTCGCTTTCCCTCTAAAATTATTTCCTTCTCTTACGAGCGAGGTAATTTTGTGGGATACACGATCAAGATTAACTGTAGGACCTTCTGGATGACCAAGTTCACCAAGTGCTCTGCCTTGAGAAATGAAAGTTTTATTATATCTGTTACATTCTTTTTCAAGAATATCTACAGGATACATTCTTCCATTACGATTTTTAATACCACCTTGAAGAAATACACCTTCGATACAGAGACGTTTTGTTTTCCCTTTACCTTCAGTGATAAATTTTACTTGTGAGACTTCTTCTGTGATAAGTTTCATTATTCTGATTCCTCTTCAGTTGGTTGTTCATCTGATACTTCTTCTTCCTCTGGTGCTTCTGCATCAAAAACTGATGAAGCAACTTCAGGTCTCAAAGCATCAATACGAGTAGCTGCTTTTGCCATTAATGCATCTTTTATTTTATCAGATACATCACTAGCACTAGCGTCTGTCGCAATCAAATCCACTAATTCTTCCATAAGATTAAATTATAGCAATATCTTTTATTTATATCTCGGCTATTTTAGTATCTTTTTGATACTGAGCATCAACGATTGGAGCAGCAGCTTCATCCTCATCTTCGTCAACTGGTTGATCTCCTAAAACCTCGCCCTCTTGTGTGGTATTTGATGGTATTGGTTCTCCTGTGATTGGATCAACTTCTGCGGGATTTGGAATGATACCTTTCTGTATTTCATCTTCAATCTGCATATCAATCTCTTCAATTTCTTGATCTGTCTGACGTAATACTCTCTTTCTTACAAATTCTGTAGAGTAATACTTACCAATATAAGGTTCAATCTGTGCAAGATTACCTAAACGACCTTGTATCATTTCAGTTTCTTTAAGTTCTGCAAACTGATTATCATATAAGAAATCATATTGAATATGATCTTCCATCTTATTCCAATCTTCTGGAGTTACAATATTCTTTAATATTAATTGAGTTTTGAGCATATCATTAAACATATGTGCAAAACGCTTTCTTAAACGACCTACAAACTTTGCAAATTTGAGTTCATCTCTTAATATTTCTGATGAACGACCTAAATTAAAACCACCTTCAGCAGCGATTCTTGATTCTGGAATACCTAATGCACGATATAATTTCTTTTGAAAGTATTCAATATCAGTTAACTCACCAAGATTTTGACCACCAGGCAATGTACTGATTTCAGTTCCTCGACCACCTTCTCTTCTTGGCAACCAAAAATCTTCCATCATACTCATAAATTTACGATCATCACGAACTTCTCCCGTTTGTGCATCATAAACGAGTTTATTACGGTAACGACTCATAACCTCTTTGAGATATTGCTCTGCCTTGACTTTTGGTAAATTACCAACATCAATATAGAATATTCTTCTCTCTGGTGCTCTTGATAATCTATAAATCACAAGACTATCTTCAATCATTCTTAATTGGTTAAGAGCCTTGATCGCTTTATGCATGTATGATAATACTGTCCCCTTATTACGATCTACTAATCCAGAACTACAGTAAACAACTGAATCTTTTGCAATTTTTACTGATCCTCTTTTAGCACCAGATCCAGCAACCATTCCAGAATTGTAATTTGGTTTTGCTGTATATAAAAAGTATTCTTCTATATCTGGTTCATTAACACCCTCTGCACCACCTTTAGCACCTACTTGTATTTTTGTTCTAGGATCTTCTTTTTTCTGTTGACGGACAAACTTCATCTTCATAGGATCAATATATCTTAGATCCTGTATCCCTTCCATTGGATTTTTAACATCAATAACCTTTAGATAATATAATCTACCATCTACATACCAGTTACGAAATATCTCATGTGCTTTGCGATCAAAATCTAATATTTCTTTTATATTTCTAAATTCTTGTCTTATTGCTTTTTTTAATGCATCACCAGCGTTTAGATTAGATAATTCTATCTCAACAGGTGAATCATATAAATCACTAACTATAGCTTCATTAACAACATCTTCAATAGCACCATCACACTCAGGATGAAGTGCCATCTCTCTATATCTACGGATTAGATCGTGTTCAGTTCTGTAAACACCTTCAATATCCAGATACGATCCGTAAAATCCACTGGAAATATAATTATCAACCCCGTCCTGATTTGACTTCGGGACAGGGGATATTACTGACGGTGATTTACTTTTACCATCATCAATAGAAAAACCAAATAGTTTAGCCATAGTATAATATTTTTACTTCTATTATAGCACTATTTAGGAGATTAGTTAATGTCCTCTCCACCAGCGTTAACACCGTTACCTTTAATTGCTTCCCAGTAAAGAACTTGAAGTTCGACCTGAAACTCTTGAATTCCTTGAGCATCATAAGATAATTCTATTGGTGCGACCTGTGTTGGGAATACATCATAGAATTTATACTTTCTTAGTGTTTCACCACTACGATCTAGTTGGAATACAAAAGCATCTGCCTGATAATCTGCTGGATTTGTTGTACCAGTATTATCAGATACTCTGTTGATTGTATTCATCCACTTTTCAAAAGCAGATCTGATTGCAAAGTCAGTGTCGTTAATTATTGTAATTGTCCATGTGTCGAACGTCCGATCACCTGCGATTTTTAAAACCCTTCCTCTAAAAGGAACTTCAATCGGAGCAACGTTAGATGCAGGTAAGTTTGCTGCTTTGACTAAGAATCTTGCCTTATTCAAAATATCATTCAAACCTTCCACATTTACTGCAGGTGGAAAAGCGAGTTCACATTCAAACAGGTTTGAACGTGCACCACCACCACTTAGTTTACTCTTGAAATCAGTAATCTTTCTTAATGGAGGTGGATTGAGTTGGTTTCTTGTAGCCATGAGTTGTTACTTCCTTAAGTTAATTAAATGTTACCGATTACTTCCTCAAAGGATACGCCAGTTCTTGTAGCAACAAAGGTTAGACCAATGAAGTTAATTGAACGTGCGGGTTTAATGAAGATATCTGCGACAAACTCATTATTGTCTATTACAGATGCGGTGTTGTTAGTTTCGTCACATATGACGACATAATCAAAGATTCCTCGTTTTGCTTGAGTATCACGAAGGAATGGTTCAACAATATTCACAAAGTTTGTCCTTGTGATCTCATCATTAAACTCAAATAATTGATCTCTAGCAGCAGCTGAGATAGCATCCTCAAGGTAGATAAACAAACGACGAACGTTTATTCTATCGAATGCGGATGATTTACCAAATCCAGTCTTATCACCAAACAAGATGATACCATCACCTGGTTGGAAAATTACTGGATTGACTCTGTTTGAATAAAGTGTATCTCTTTGAAGTTTGCTAGGATTGTATGCTAGTTTAACTGCATTGAGTATTGCACCTCTTGCGTTACCTGCTGGTGAGAACCAAGGGAATTGTGTTAAATCATTTCTAGCACAAGTTCCTGCTATGTCTCCATTTAGTGGTACATAACGGAAGGTATCACTGAATCTATCGTACATATACTTGTATCCACTATCGAATACTCCGTATGTTGTAGATGTGATCGGTGAATAGAAATCAACCACTGAGTTGGTTATTGCAGAATCATTATTAACTGTAACTGTTCCTACAGCACCATCACTAATGAATGTGTTTCTGCTTGGTGATATGAACGCTATAGCGTCCTTTCTTAGTTCAGCGACTGCAATGATTTTGTTTGCTTTTGCTTGAACAGTTGATTTAGTACCTGCACCAGAACCCATGAGTAAGAAATCTACCTCAAAGTTTTCTGTATTTTCAAATAATTCATAACCTGTAGATATCTCTCCAAGAGTAGCAGTTAACGCACCAGATGCAGTAAGACTTGTTCCACCCTGATAATTAACACCACCTGCTAATGTGTAAGTGTTACTTCCAGAACCTGCGAATGAAATACCTTCAGCATCCTGATCCCAAGCAATATCTGTTGCTGGAGTAAATCCAGAACTAAAGTTAGTAGCAACGACACCTGCTGGTTGTGATCCACCAAATATATTTGTTGATGTATTATAAAGATATTTTCTCCAGTATGCTGTGCTACCCACAGAGTATTCAGCATCTTTTGCTTTTGATAATGAAACGTGCTTCTCTAAAATTGTTCCTGCGTTACCAGTAACTTCTCCAGCACCATCAATTACAAGAACATGAATTTCATCAAATCTTGAGTTTCTTGATGATGCATAACTTGATGTACCTGGTCTTTCAACTATTGAGTTCCAAGTAATTGTTGATCCAGCACCAGTCAGAGTGAGTGTCTGCTCATCGAACCAGTCTCTCGATCCAGTGAATGATGTTGTTACTGCTGCTGTGCTAGTCGTTGTTACAATACCTATTGTCGCATTACTTGAATCATATTTAAATTGATATG